AGATATATTAGGCAAGAGAGGAGCCACCGATGAAATGAAAGAGGTATGGAAATACACCGGACCTAGAGCACAAAGAAAGTTCTGTAGAGCTCTAATGAGAAATTCAGAAACTAAAGTTTATACTGCAAATGAGATTACAAGTATGAATAGACTAAATCCAGGCTTTGGTCCTGGTGGTAGTAACAGTTATGATGTCTTTAAATGGGCTGGCGGTGCACAATGCACGCATTCATGGCAAGGTTATTGGATGACTAGGTCTGAAGATGGTAGGGTTGTTCTAATAGAAAACGGTAATAATAGTACAGCACCAACTGACCTAACAAAGAGAGATGATGGAGTACTTCTAAAAGGTTACCAATCTAAAGAGTCTAGAGCAAAATCACTTGGTGGTTATTGGGGTAAATTCTCACAAATGGATTTCGCAACAGTGGATGAAGAACAGAGAATAGTAATTGCACCTGCAATGATCCCTAATTCACTAATTGCTAGAAGAGATGAAAAAGGCAATGAATACTTTGTTTACTTCTCAAAAGAGACTATTAAAGATATTTCAGAAAAGTTCTTTAAACAAAACTATACAAACAATACAGATATAAACCACGATGGTGACATCACTCAAGAAAATACTCTACTAGAGTCTTGGATTAAAGATGATGACAAGTTAGACAAGTCCTCTAAATTCGGATTTGAAACTACACCGATCGGTACATGGTTCCTCAGTTACAAAATCAATGACGATGAAACTTGGAATAAAATTAAAAACGGTGATCTACAAGGCTACTCAATTAGTGGTAATTTCTTGGAGTTGGCTAAAAACTAAACAAAATGGAAGATTTAAAAGACGCGGTAGCAAACGGAACCACTGTTGTGGCTGCGGGGGCTGCAATGATTGATTGGTCATCGATACTCACTATTACTCTAATCGTAACCGGTATTGTACTAAACGTTGCTAGAATTATTGAGATACGTTCAAAGAAGAAGAACAACGACCTTGATTAATATGCCTACCTTTAAAGTGATTGCCTAATCCGGTACGTCCACACCTACTACATCGATAGCTAATCTGACTTTGTGTCTTGCCACCCTTTGAGCAAGCTAGTCTATGGTTTGGGTACTTCTCTTTCATAATAACCTCATCTTTCGGAACTGAACATACCTTGTATGTAGCTTTATAGATTTTGTTTCATTCTTGTAGAAAAAACTTTGTAATATCTTTCAAAGGACTCATTAATACCGTATTGGTCTCTCCATACCTCATAGAATTTTAAACACTCTTTACTAGGTACACACTTCCCATTAATACTCAACTTGGTATTGCGTGTTTTACCATAATAGTGAGGAAAACCTAGATTACTACGTCTACCCTTTGCATACCACTCATTGATGTTTAGAAGACCTCTGAATTGCTCTACACTCAAGTCAATAATACTATCATCTTGTCTATTCTGTACAAACCAGTGGCTCGTGGTGCCATCCACACCGCTAATACTGAACGGTATACCTTTAATACACTTTAAATCCCAATCAGATTCATATCCACCTAGAAAATAGAATACAAATTGTGACATCACATAACATCTAGACCATGTCCAATGTGATTCATGTACCCTATCTAGGGCTTCTTGTTGTGCCCTATAGTTAATACCAGATATACGTCCACCGGGCCATATGCCTATGTGTGTGGCATTACCCTTTCTGAATAGTGTTCTATTAGAATAAAATAGTTGAGTGATCTGGGATTGTGTGAGTGCGTCCATAACCTATGTATCGAACTTTTGTCACATTTGTCTCAAAATATATTTGATTATGAGATGGGATAATCCCATTAAACAACTCTAAAAAAAAGAAAATCACATGACTGTAAAAAACGCTATTAATGCTGTTAGAGTAATGTTAGGACAAGATGTTCCAACAGAAGCTACGACAGTAGAAGTACAGATGGCAGAAGCAGTTTTAGTTGACGATACTGTAGTTTATACCGACGGCGAATTAGTTGTTGGCGCAGTATTAAAAATCAAAACTGAGGACGGAGAAGATATCGCAGCTCCTGCCGCCAAACATGAGACTAAAGATGGTCTAATCGTTACAGTTGCTGAGGGTGGTGTAATCGAAAGTATCGAAGAAAAAGGTGAAGAGCCTGTATCTGAAGATGCTGAAGAAGAAATCAAAATCGAAGAAAAGATGGAAGAGGACAAGGACAAGAAAGAAGAAGATCTTGAAATTGAAGTCGAAGTCGAAGAAAAAGATAAAGATTTCAACGCAGACGAATTACTAGCAGCAATTGCGGAAATCATCAAAGAGTATCAAAAAGAAGTTTCTGAAGTAAAAGAAGAATTATCTACTTTAACTGAAAGATTCCAAGCCGTTGCGGACATGCCTGCAGCAAAAACCGTCAAAAAATCATATTTTGCCGAAGCAGTAGCCGAAAAAGAAGTAAAGGCTGCAAGATTCGACAGACTATCGAGCTTGAGACAAAAATCATTAACCAAAAATAAATAATTAAACTATGAGTTTTAATGTATCAGCGTTGAGCGCATACGTAGCAGAAAATACAGATTTATTATCTGAGGCGGTCCTCAACACAAAAGAACTGGCAAATGTTGCCATTAGAACTGGTGTCCCAAATGGCACGACTTCTATAAACGTATTCAGTGGTACTATCACTGAACAAGATAGAGATTGTCAAATGACAGACTCTGGAGAATTAGCATTCGATCAAATTGCAGTATCTGTAGACGATAAAGCTATCGCACAGACTCTATGTCCTACGACATTGAGAGACTACTGGATGTCAGAAAGAATGAAGCCAGGTGCTGCTGGTGGTGAGGAAATTCCTTTCGCCGAAGTAGTAGTTGACTACGTTTCTCAATCAATTCAAAAGAATATCTCTGATTTTATTGGAGCAACTATTTCTTCATCAGTAACTGTAGCTAACGGAGCAAATGATTCAGGTCAAACTGTAGCATCTACCCTAGCAACTATTTTAGATGACCTAAACGATCTATATGACGCTTTAGATGAAAGAGTAAAAATGATGGATGACGTTGTTATCTTCTGTTCACCTGCAAATCAAAGATTAGCAGTTAGAGCAGCAGTTGCAGCTAACCAATTCCACTATTCATTCGGAGAAGGTCAAGAAGACTTCGTATTACCAGGAACTAACGCAAAATTAGTTGCAAGTTCAGGATTAGTTGGTAACGCAGGTTTATTCGCAATGCCATCTAAATATGCTATCTTCGCTACAGGCCTAATGTCTGACGAAGAAAATATACGCCTACCGTACGATCCAATTTCGGATAGCGTAAAATTACGTGCATATTACCGAAGAGGTCTTGGTTTCTACTCTGTAGACCAAATGGCTAAAAACGGAACACTTTAATAAATAACCAATTAGAAGGGAGAGCTTCGGTTCTCCCCTTCTTTTAAAAAAAACTAAATTACTATGTCTTGTAACATTTCCAATAATATAGCATTAAATTGCATAGATAGCGCAGGCTCGATTGTAGCAGCATATATCTTGAATGGACCGGCAGACTCATACGTTGAATCAACGGGTAACGTCACGGCAATTACAGTAGGTGGGAATGCAGTTTCAAGTTCTGATTGGTTTACATGGGCTGTCCCTAGACAAACTTCACAGTATACATCTACTGCGAATGTTTCTGTCGAGAATGGCACTTTATTCTACCAAAAAGATTTAGCATTATTTTTCAATCGCCTAGCGGCTGATAAAAGAAATGAGTTTCTTTTAGCTGCACAATCTAACACAATGATTGTAGCTTTTGAAGATGCTAATGGAACAAAATGGGTGTTCGGTTTAGATAAACCTGCATACGTTTCTGCATTAGTTGCTGGATCAGGTAGTACATTCGACGCAAGATCTGGGTACGAGGTAACACTCTCTACTCAAGAACTTGAGCCAGAATTCACTATTGACTCAGCTTTATTACCAGCATAACACTGGTCTAGCCTAATATTTCCTAAAGGGGGTAGTTATACAACTATCCCCTTTTTTATATTTGTACTAAAGCACTATATGACTTTAAAATTCACAACTGGTATTACAGATTACTTTATTACGTTTGATATTCCAAATGCAACTTCGAGTGGTACATGGAAATTAGACTTGTCAAGTCAAGCCTCTAATACTTTATGGAAAAGTTATGATTTATCTCTACAAGAGACTAATAGACGCTACACTGAGTTCACATTTAGCATAGATAATGATACAACACTCGAACATATAAACGGGATATATAATTACATAGTCTATAACACTGTCGATCAAACTGCTCAATACACTGGATTAATGAAGGTTGTGAGTGGTATTGGTGGTACAACGGGGACTACTGCATACGTATCCAATAACGATGATAGAGAAGCAGTAGTTTATTTTAGACCAAATTATTAAAAGAAAATTATGAGCAGAGTACCAGAAACACTTTATAGCATTAAAACCGGAAACTTTTCGGCTAGCGAATTGCCTAAAATCTCAGAAGTCAGAGGTAAAGAATGGATGCAATTCGGACACAAAAATCTATTTCCACAAAAACTAATTGAATTATTTAATACCTCAGCAATGCACAGTACTGCTGTACACGCTGTTACAGATGCTATTGTAGGTCAAGGTATTATTGAATACGGTGGTGAATACCTAAATACAGAAGGTGAAACAGTAGATGACATCTTTGGTAAAATTGCACTTGACTATGTTATCTTTGGAGCATACTCGTTAAATCTAGTATGGAATAAAGAGGGTACTCAAATAGCAGAGATATATCACCTACCAGTAGCTAATGTTAGAACAGGACAAGACAATGAAGAGGGTGAAACAGATCACTATTACTATTGTACTGATTGGTCAAACATTAGAAAGTTTAAACCAATTGCATATAAAGCTTGGTCACCTACAGATAATAAAAAAGATAATGCTTCACAAATATACTATTGTAAAGATTATCAACCAGGTCAAGAGTATTATGCATATCCTACATATTTAGGAGCACTAACAGACATCGATTTAGATAGTCGTA